CGTTGTCTGGTTCTATTCCGTATCGATCTATTAGTTCCTGAGCCGCTGAGTCTACTACGTACTGATATACCCACCTCGAATTACCCTTCAGGTATCGTCTTTTGTAGGCTACAGCAAAAATAGGCTCTAGCCCAGTGCTTGTACCTGCTAAGATACCTATAGACCCTGTTGGGGCAATCGCTCTATTCGCTACAGGCGTACTCACACTTAGCTCTTCGGCTGTCTGCTTGCTCACCTTATCTGATACGCCTTTGTACACAGATAACCATGAGTGTAGCTCTGGTGTTACCTCATACTTAGAGCCACGTTGAATAAGCCACTCATGCATACCCATTAGCCCTAAACCTAGTCTACGGTTTTTCTCTCTAACTTTATATACTTTTTCATATGGTAGCTTTGCTCTTAATGTACCACAAATTAGAAACTTAGTAGCCAACTCAACAACTTCTGCCATTTCATGGATATCTGTTATTCTACCCATGTTTATAGAGCCAAGGTTGCATACGTCCGAATCTGAATCACTTGAGATTTCTGTGCAAGCGTTTCTCAGAGTTTCATTCTCTTTATCGAAGAAGTTAAAACTAAATCCAGGTTCTGCAGTACGCATGGCCTGTTCTACATTCTTTAAAAAAGTAGACCCAATATTACCAGTTTTGTAATAATTAAGTAGCCACTCAGTGTCATAGTTGACTGATATGTTGGTCATGTCTAATGGCGCAGGGAAGTTGAAATCATCCTGCTTGATATCCCAGAGACTTTTACCTGTATTACCCACTGGCATATTAGCCCAATCTTTAGCTAATAGAAACTCGTTAACATCTCTGTGCTTCCAGTTTAAGCTTGCGTAGATAGCAGATCTTCGGCTACCTCCTTGCATTACTCTTCTGCCAATTTCGTTGATCATGTTCATCTTGGGAATAGGCCCACTGGCCTGACCACCTGTCTTATTAATAGGCGCACCACTGGGGCGGTATACTGAGTAGTCTACCCCTATTCCACCGCCTGTCATTAAACAGCTTTCTGCTTTCCAACTTAGGTTAGCCCAATCTTCTCTACTATCTTCTTCTGCTTTTAATAAATAACAGTTATTAAAGAATTTATTTGGTCTACCTGCATAATAGAGGTATCGACCCCCAGGAATAAACTTCATGTCTTTTACATATTCAGTGAGTTGGTCACACTCTTCCTCTGTGAGGATCTCTCCGCATACATCATCTATTAAGGTTTTAGCTAAGGCAGACCAAGTCTCTGCCCCCTCATGTTTATACTTATGATTAAAAATATCTTCAGAAAATTTGCTTCTAAACATAGGATTTAAGTTGGATTTAAAACTGCTCATTGGTTACTCCACTAGGTCGGTTAGTTTTGGTTTTTTATAATTTGGTCCTTTGATGACTTTGCCTTGGGCATTTTTTATTGGCTTGCCATCCAAGCCTAGCTTGCTCATGTTTGATAGGTGGACTCGCCTCACGGCTTTGTCTAAATCCCATCCATAAGTAGCTGCATATCCGTAGAGTACGTACACCAGATCAGCTATCTCCTTGAGCATGTTTTCAGGATCTGTTCCTGTATTACTCTCAAGGGCAAGCTCATCAAACTCTTCCTGTATAAAGTTAAAGCGTAGGTTCTCTAAGATCATGTCTCTGTACCACTCCTGATCGAGTGGCTGTTCCATTCTCTTGGCAAACTCTCTGACCATTTGCAGTGGCGTCTGGTAGTGTTTATCCCAATCGTCTGGCATTTCATGCAACCCTGCCTGAGAGGGTGGCTCTTGCATGTCTTCAAATGCGTCAATATCCTGTTTAGTTATCATCTTCTAACTCCGCGATTAAACGGTTTAGATACCACTGACATTTCTTGAGATCCTCGACACGGTTCTTATAAGGCCACCGCCAGAGGTATTTAAATGAATTTTGCCAACAGTAAGCTTCGTGTGCGGATACGTTTGTAGCCCCATCAGACATAGCTCTCATAGCATCGATGCACTCAATGTTACCCTCATTGTAATGGAAAGGGTTATTTACTGGATCATCTCCATCTAGAGTAGTGTCAGCTAGAGTTATGGTAGTCAGAGGGTCGTCAAGTTCTTTATATTTATTCATAGTAAATTCCTTTCCCATTAATGGATTTTCTTTTTAAATTGGATTATTTTTTTGTCAGAGATTGCGTCTATAAGTTCGTCTGAAGGCTCAAAATCTACACTCACATTGTCTTCATCATCTTGATAAGATGCGAGAGTACGCATTAACATTCCTGTGAAAGCTAAGTCTTCGATGCCAAATTTTATTTTTGAAACTATGCCATTAAGAGCATCTAAATAAAAAACTTGATCTTCTTCACTTAGGTTATCACCAAAGTTGTGATCAACACCGATATCAATTACTTCATCTTCAGTATCGATTGTCAGGCAGATATTCATAGTATTTTGTATGTCATCATCCATTATTTCTTCCTTCCAGAAGTGTAAAAAAGGAGTCGGCATCTATCACCACCAATGGCTTTTGGCGGTCACCTTTGATTACCGATAAGGGAGTAGCGTCTGCAGGACAGTTAGATGCTGCCTGTTCCATAACTTTGTAGATAGCGAAACTCTTATGAGCCTTGCACTCCACTGAATATGGGAACAAGCGCCTAGCGGAAGGACTGAGCAAAACATCCTCGCCGCTAGCGCCTGAAGAGGTAGACCTTACATCATCGAGGGTTAGTTGGGGAAACAGGGAGAGTATTTTATCCCGAACTAGTTGCTGTAATTTTCTACCTTTCGCCTTGGCTGATTGAGTACTTATAGCCACTTAGGTAGCTCCAGTATGGAGCAAGAACCCCAACCAGTGCCGTACTCGTTCTTTTCACTTGCTAAGGCAATTTCATCCAAAGTTCTGTGCATACGGTGCGTTGCATGGTCGAGTAACTCTGGACCTACTACATGCATATGTGAAAGGTATGGAGAAGCTTTCTCACACGCAATGAAGTTAAACTCTTTTATATCGAGACCTGCTAAATTACATACGTAGACATAAAAAGCACTTTGCAAATCATACGCATATCGAAAACACTCTTTTGAAAAACCTGCAGGACTAGCGTCTAAAGTAGTCTTCACATCAAAGACTGTATTTTCGGACTCAATATATAAATCAGGTCTTGTTTTAAGCATGAGACCAGATCGAGGGTCTTTTATAAAGATAGATACTTCATTCTTACGATCTTTATGACGCAAAACTTTCTTACAGTTTTCATTCTCTAATGCACCCTTCGCAATACGATTAGCTACATTATATTCTACCTCTGTAAGTAAGACCTGATCTTCTTTAAGGCTGCTTTGCATTTCTTCAAAGGCCTTAGACTTCTTAGTCTTTGGTCCTTTAATTACTAACTCTCGATCCTCTTCTAAGAGTAAGGCATGTACTGCCGTTCCCATAGCAAAAGCTGCACTTTGGACTCTTTTCTCACCTTTCCAGTGAGCGAGAGACTTCTTATATACAGATTTTACCGCTGTAGAGGATATACCACTAGTGCTGTGGTACACCTCATTACTCATGCCTGTTACAATACCCATCTAGCCAACGAGATCTTTCTCTAGGCTACTATCTATTGAGTTAATTGCATCACCTTGACCTGCAGTTTTATACATCTCAACAATACGTGCATTTTCAGCCTGTACCATCTGAGCTACTGCCTTAATACTGTCGCTGATATCTTGATCCATTTCTAATGGTTTATGAAATTGGGGATCAAAACGTATTTTATAATATGGCTGTCCTTTTTTATTTTTTTCCTTTTCCCCACGAAGAGTGCTTTCGAAATCCCAAAGATTTCTGTCACCCATTTTACTTGTAACATCGTGAAAAAACGGACCATAATTTTTACGTTTTAATTCTAATTTGCAAGGTTCATTGGTGATAGTAACTTCCTCACCTTCTGCAGTTTTACCAGTGTAACTGACTACTGCCCTGATAATACGAAATTTATCCCTACCTTCATATTGTTTTCGCTCTTCTTCAGACATTTGGATAGATTGTTCGTATGTAGGCATACCACACATGACACCGCCTAGCTGATCTATGGCTTCTTCTGAATTATTTCGCATAAGTATGGATTTATTTATTAAATTATTTTCCGTTCCCCAGTGTTGAAACTGGATGTGATTAGAAAATGCCCTAATACGTACACCGTCTTTAGCGTAGACCCTGCCTGATGGTGTATTTAAGAAAAACGCACCTAAAGGAATCTGGTTGCCGTTGTCATCTTCTCCCTTACTATTAATCTTTAGAGAGGGTATTTTAGTAGATCCGCTTTTAGTATTTGCCGCGCCTAAAGCCGCTGCAATTTCATCAATAGTCGAGCCTGTATCAGTCATTAATTCTGTCATTATATTTCCTTCAAAGGTTAGATGTTCATTTTACCACTTTGTATAGTGTTGATCAAGCCATTTCGACCTGATCTAGCCAATTTTTTCCACTAGAAATTTCTATGTCGAGAGGTACAACAGTTTGGTAGCCAAACCGTAATTTAGTCTCCTCACCGACCTGCGTCATAGCCTCAGTTAAAATAGCTTTTACTGCCTCTAATTCATCTTTTAAGCAGTCTACTACAATGCTGTCGTGTACCGTAAGTATCAGTTTTGATTGTAATTTTTGCTCTTTAAACATCTTAAAGGTACGTATACAAGCAAG